GTCAAGCAATTGACCTATCGGAAATGGTGGCAGACGCACGAGAGTTTGGTGATGCAGAAAAAGCCTCACAGCTACCAGAACCAAAAGGCTATCGAATCTTATGTGCAGTACCCGATGCCAGTGACACCTACGAGAGTGGGCTTGCTAAAGCATCTGATACTAAACGTATTGAGGAGAATGGCACCGTAGTATTGTTTGTCCTTAAAATGGGCGACCTTTGCTACAAAGAAGAAGCGAAGTTTCCTACAGGTGCATGGTGTAAAGAAGGCGACTTTGTCCTTACCCGCGCATATGCAGGTACCCGTTTCAAAATTCACGGAAGAGAATTCCGCATAATCAACGATGATACCGTCGAGGGTGTAGTAGCAGACCCACGTGGTTACAGTCGCGCATAGGAGATAAGTATGGCTAAAGCAGAGTTTGACGAAGAATTTGAATTTCCTGATGAAAAGGAAGTTTCCCCAGTAGATACTAAAGAAGAGGTTAGTATTTCACTTGAAGACGATAATACAGAAGTAGAAATTGATATTATCGACGATACACCACCGCAAGATCGTGATCGTAAACCACTACCTAAAGAAATAGTCGAAGAGATAGAAAAAGATGACTTGACAGACTATTCAGACCGCGTTAAAGAGCGTATGGCGCAGTTACGTAAGGTATATCACGACGAACGCCGAGATAAAGAAGCCGCTGCACGTGAGCGCGAAGAAGCTATTCGCTATGCTCAATCAATCCAAGAAGAAAACAAACGGTTGAAATCAAACCTAACTTCTGGTGAACAAACGTTAATGCAAACGTATAAAGCAGCTGCGGACCAAGAATTGGCATTAGCTAAACGAGATTACCGTGAAGCATATGACGCAGGCGACACTGATAAGATTATAGAAGCGCAACAACGCATGAACGAAGCGCAGTATAAGCTTACTCAAGTACAAAATTATCGTCCTCAATACGATAATACTTTACAACAGCCTGAAAATGATGTATATATACAACCTGAACGACCCCAAGTACCTAAACCTGACCGGAAAGCTCTTGCCTGGCAAGATAAGAACAGTTGGTTTGGGAAAGATGAAGAAATGACTAGCCTCGCTTTGGGGTTGCATGAGAAGCTAGTAAGGGCAGGTACTGACCCTACTTCAGAAGAGTACTACTCTACCATCGATAAAACGATGCGCAAACGATTCCCAGAATATTTCGGGGATGATTCGCTGGACGTGGAAACACCCGCCCAACGCAAAAAACCGTCGACCGTTGTAGCTTCGGCCACGCGTAGTACCGCGCCTAAAAAAGTACACCTGACTAGAACTCAATTAGCCCTGGCTAAAAAGTTTAATCTAACACCCGAGCAATATGCACGTGAGACACTTAAATTGGAGAACAGATAATGACTGATACTAGACAAAACCGTGAGTTAGAAACCCGCGAAACCTTTCAACGTCAAGCGCAATGGGCACCAGCTGCTTTATTGCCTGAGATTACGAAAGAACCCGGATGGGCATATCGTTGGATTCGTACAAGCATGGCCGGTCAAGCTGATGCCACTAATGTTTCTTCAAAAATGCGAGAAGGTTGGGAACCCGTCAAATTGTCGGAGCATCCTGAACTAAGGCTATTCACAGACAAAAACAGCCGAATTCCAGATTCAGTGGAAGTAGGTGGTCTGATGCTATGTAAGACACCAGAAGAGTTTGTTAGCCAACGTTCTGCTTATTTCAATAATCAGACGCAGTCCCAGACTGAAGCAGTGGATAACAGCTTTATGAAAGAGAATGATGCACGTATGCCCCTATTTAAGGAAAAGCGTACCACTACCTCATTCGGTAAAGGTAAATAATTTAAGGAGATTTATATGGCTACTACAGCAGCCCCATACGGTCTTCGTCCTATCAACCTAGTTGGTGGTCAGCAATTCGCTGGCTCAACACGTCAATTAAAAATTGCTAGCGGTTATGCTGCTAACATTTTCTTTGGTGATGTTGTTGCAATTGGTGTAGACGGAACTATCGTAAAAGTAACAAACGTAGGTACAAACGCGGATCCATTCCCAGCTGGTACAGTTGGTGTGTTCTTAGGTTGTTCATACACAAGCCCATCATTAGGCTATTTCTTGCAATCACAATACTGGCCTACTGGCACTGTTGCTTCAAATGCTACAGCTTACGTATGTGATGATCCAGATACATTGTTCCAAATCCAAGCAGATGATGCTGTGACTCAAACAATGCTAGGTTCTAACTTTGGCGTGAATCAAACAGCAGGTTCTACAACTACTGGCGATTCAAAAATATCATTAGACGTTGGCACCCGTGCTACAACAAACACTATCGCATTGCGTTTAGTGGATTTCGTAAACGGCCCATTCTCTACTGTTGGTGACGCATACACTGATTGTATCGTTAAATTTAACTTTGGTATCCATACGTATTACAATGGTACCGGTGTTGGCGATTAAGGAGATTAAATAATGGCTATTTCACGCGCACAGCTCCTTAAAGAGCTACTACCAGGTCTGAACGCTTTGTTCGGTTTGGAATACAAACGTTACGGCGAAGAGCATCAAGAGATTTACGAAACTGAATCTTCTGAGCGTTCCTTCGAGGAAGAAACAAAATTGTCTGGCTTCTCAGCAGCTCCTGTTAAAAACGAAGGCAACGCCATCGCTTATGACAATGCTCAAGAAGCTTGGACAGCTCGCTACACACACGAAACTATCGCTTTAGGCTTCAGCTTGACTGAAGAAGCAGTAGAAGATAACTTGTATGACACTTTATCTGCTCGCTACACTAAAGCATTAGCTCGTGGTATGGCGTACACAAAACAAGTTAAAGCAGCTAACGTATTGAACAACGGTTTCAACACCAGCGGTTCATACAACGGCGGCGACGGTGTGCCACTATTCAGTGCATCTCACCCACTTGTTACTGGCGGTACAAACAGCAACATTCCAACCACTCCAGCAGACTTGAACGAAACTTCATTGGAAAATGCAGTTATTCAAATCGCCGCTTGGACTGACGAACGTGGCCTATTGATCGCTGCTAAACCTCGTAAATTGGTTGTTCCACCAGCATTGCAATTCGTTGCAACTCGCTTGTTGGAAACTGAATTACGTGTTGGCACTGCTGACAACGATATCAACGCATTGAAAAACAACGGTTCAATCCCAGAAGGTTACGCAATTAACCACTTCTTGACCGACTCAAATGCTTGGTTCTTGACAACAGACGTACCTAACGGTATGAAACACTTTGTACGTACTCCATTAGCAACATCAATGGATGGCGACTTCGATACTGGTAACGTTCGTTATAAAGCACGTGAGCGTTATTCATTCGGTTGGTCTGATCCATTAGGTATGTACGGTTCAGCTGGCGCTTAATAAACGCTAGGTAAGATAAGAGGGAGCTTCGGCTCCCTTTTTTAATGGTTTTCCGTATTGCGATATGTTTATAAAAGAGCAGAATGTAGACACGTACACACTAACGTGTACACTCAATCAACAGGAGATTCATCATGTGGACAACACCAGCAGCTACTGAAATGCGTTTTGGCTTTGAAGTTACAATGTACGTAATGAACAAATAGTCTAAACATTTGTTTAAACATAGGCGGTTAAGCCGACACTAGAGGATGTAGTAAGTAACGAGTTTTTCGGCTTTCTGCGTTACATGTAACAACTACCAAATCTACGCCTACCTTTCTGTAATTAGGCCTTCTTTTAATTTACGTTCTTCGTGATGGTGTTTGCGGTGACAATTAGCGCATAGCACTATGCATTTGGCTTCTATTTCTTCGCGGGCTATCTTATAAGCTCCGTTCTGAACTAATTCACTTATCTTTCTATTGGCGGGATCGGGTACTACGTGGTGGAAGTCTAATGCTGCCGGGTGGTTTTCACCGCAGTTGGCACACGCTAACGTGGCTTTATAGTTTTCCCATTGGATTCTTTTCTTTATCTTACCTAACCTAATTCGTTCTATCTGAGCTGGTTTATTGCTATCGTAGTGCTTCTTTGAATATAACTTTGCTTTTGCCTTGCGAACTTCTGGGTCTTTATAGGGCATAAATACTCCACTAATCAGTTGACACACAAACAATAACATAGTATAAAGGCTACATCAACCGGGAATATTAAATCCGGCTTATTAGACTGTCCCGGCGGACGCATACAAGACTAGTAGGCTTACTTTGTATGGAGAAATTCAAATGGCTAATACCACATTCAGCGGCCCAATACGTGCCGGTAACATCCGCAACACAACAGGTACTACAGTAGGCACTAACATTGCTAACGTAGGTCAAGTTGTAATGGCACAATCACAAGCAATCACACAAGCTTCAGCAGCAACCACAATCGTAATCCCAGCAAACAGCCAAATCGTCGAAATGACTTTGTATGTAACCACTGCTTGGGACGGCGTAGCCTCAACCCTAGGTCTAGGTAACACAGCATTAGCAACTGCATACACTGCAGCTAACGCAGTAGCCGGTGGCACCGTAGGTATTGTTTCAGTAACCCCAGGCACAGATGCAACTCGCACATTGGCTTTTGTTGATGTAGGTACTACAGACGTTAAAATCGTAGTTACTTCTACTAACACTGGCGCTGGTGCAGGCTACTTAACAGTTCGTTACGTACAAGCTAACAACTTAGTTGCTTAATTAATCTAGGGGTGGCTTCCTAATAAGAAGCCTTAAATGTCAATCGCCCACATGACAGCCCTTACTAAACACATAGGAGATTAATATGAGCGTAGTTTCATCAATAACCCGAGTAGGCACGTATGAGCCATTCGAGTTACAAGTTGCACGTGGTCAAATCACAATGCACAATAGTTTTTCTGTCTTTGGTTACAACCCTGATGTAGATACATCAGAAGAAACTATCTGGCCAGATGGGGGCACTATTGTTCACCCTACAACTGCTTCTGTTTTAAAAGTTAGCTCTACTAGCGCAGATGATACGTCTGCAGGTACAGGCGCCCGTACGGTATACATCGAAGGGCTAAATGGTAGTTATAACGTTGTTAGTGAAACGGTAATACTAAACGGGCAAACTGCCGTAAACACCACAAACTCATACATGTATGTTAACCAGTTGTACGTTGTAACAGTCGGTTCTGGTGGTGAGAATGCAGGTGTAATTAACGTAGGGACAGGTGTAGTTACCGCTGGTGTTCCAGCCGTTCTATATGACCTGATTGCTATCGGCTATAATACACGTACTACAGCCCATTACTGTGTCCCTGCTGGCTATACGGCATACTTAGTACAAGGCACCATAACTGCAGGACAAGCCTCGGGTTCTACATCCATTACAGCGTTTTTGAAACAGCAC